TGAAATGATTTATAACAAGAAAGAACAAATATCTCATGACCTCGGAGCCAAAGAAAAATAAAAAACTTTTCTTTTTAATAGGGATGCCAAGGTCAGGAAATACCTTGTTTGCATCTATAATGAATCAAAACCCAGAACTAGTAGTAACAGCTAACTCTATTACATTAGAGGTAATGAAAGATTTATACTTGTTAAAAGAAACAGATGTGTTTCAAAACTACCCAGACCATAAATCTTTAAACAATATATTAGATATTGTTTATGATTTATATTATAAAGACTGGCCTCAACGCATAATCATTGATCGCGGACCTGTAATGGCTAGTGGCAATCCAGGAAACTTTGAATTAATGAAAGTACATTATAAACGTCCTTTTAAATGTATTGTTTTACTTAGAAATTTAATGAATGTGTTAGCAAGTTATATGAAATGGTATACAGAAAATCCAGATGCTTTTCCTAATAGATATGGGTTTAAAAATGATGAAGAAAAATTATTACAAATAATGAATAAAGATGGTGCTGTAATTAAAGATTTAAAAGCAATTGACAATGCTTTTAAACATCCGGACATATGTCACTTTGTAAAGTATGATGATTTAGTTACAAATCCTGAAGAAGAAATAAAAAAAATATATAAGTTTTTAGACGAACCATATTTTAATCATAGATTTATTGATCTAGATCAAATTAATATTAATGGTTTATCTTATAGTGATAATGTGGTAGGAAGAAATATGCATACAGTAAAGAAAGAAAAAATAGAAAAAATTTATAACCCTTACATAGAAAAAATACCACAACGTATTAAAGAAAAATATGGACACATCAGATTTTAAATTTATATTTTTAGGTCAGTCAGTATTAAGGTATCAAGTACCACTTGATGTATACAATATTATTAATCATATCTATGAAACAAAATATCCTGAACTCAAGCCTGCCAATAAACAATTAGTTGGTAAGATAGAAAAAGAACATAGTTTATTTTTTAATGGTGCTACTAATAATAAAATGACTAGACACAATCATTTATCTAAAGATGTATTAATGTGGTTTGAAAAGTGTTTTAAACATTATTTAGATTGGAATGCAATAAAAGAATATGAAATGCATTTAAATTCTATATGGGTTAATACTATGTTTGAGCATGAGTATAATCCAGTGCACGTGCATCAAGGAACATTGTTTACAGGATTATCTAGTGTAATGATTTTAAAACTACCTCAAAGTTTTGGTGTAGAATACTCATCTCCGGACACACCACAGAATGGTAGACTACAAATACTAGGATCGTCTGGTGGTCAATTTTCAAATATAGATTATCAACCAAAAATTAAAGAAAGAGATTTTTATATCTTTCCTTATGATATGAGACATTGCGTATATCCTTTTAATGGACCAGGATGGAGAAGAACACTGGCAGCAAATATGGATGTACAGTATGACCCAATTAAAAACAGAGGAGTAGACTAATGTACGACAATATACATATATCAGAACCCAAATGGAAAAGTTGGATAGTTCAAACTACAACACCATTATTTACACCGGATCAGTGTAGACAAATTATTGAATGTGGTAGAAGACAAAAACCACAAACTGCACAGGTTGGTATGGGTAAACCAGGTGGTGGAACAGATACTAAAAAAAGAGTTACTACAATTAGTTGGATTCCATTTAAAGAAATGGGACATATGTATCAAGACTTAAATAAATTTATACAAAAAGCAAATGAAAATCATTTTGGCTTTGGAGACATACGAATAACAGAGAATGCACAGTTTACAGAATATCCAGAAGGAGGTTTCTATGATTGGCATATGGATTGCGATGTAAACATGAGCCATGAACCACCAGTTAGAAAAATATCAATGACATTATTATTAAATGATCCATCAGAGTTTGAAGGTGGAGATTTAGAATTAATGGCACCAGGTAAGTTTGCAGAACTTAAACAAGGTCATGCAATTATATTTGCATCATTTTTAAATCATAGAGTTAATCTTGTAAAACGTGGAGTAAGACAATCTCTTGTTGTCTGGTTTGGAGGTAAACCTTTTAGATGATTAAAGAAGGCTTTTTTCCAACACTTATATACGCTGAAGATTTTAAATTAGACACAACTCAATTGGCACAAAATATCATACAATGGTCTAAGGAAGATAAAGGAGTTAAAAAAACAAATGTAAATGGGTGGCACAGTGAAACCAACATGCATGAAAAATCTGAATATAAACCTTTAGTTGATGAATTATTTAAAATGGTACATCAAGTATTTAACGAAGAATTTTTAGAAAGAGAACCTAGACTAGGAAACATGTGGGCTAATATAAATTCACCTGGTGGATATAATAAACCACACGTACATCCTAATGCTTTATTTAGTGGAGTGTATTATATAAAAACACCCCCTAACTGTGGTCGTTTAATATGTCAAGACCCTAGACCAGGTATTCAAACTTGTATGCCCACTAGAAAAAAAATAGAAATTCCTAAATATTTATGGAGAGACGTACATCTACAACCTCAGGAAAATAGAGCTATAATATTTCCAGCATGGCTTTGGCATCAAGTTGAACCTAATCAATCAAATGATATAAGAATATCTGTAAGTTTTAATTTTATACAAGATGGCTTTTAATAAATATCAAGTAATCAAAAAAGCAATTAGCTATGAGCTCGCTAACTTTGTCTTTAACTATTTTCTCTTAAAAAGAGATGCCGTTAAATTTATGTACGATAATAATTTAACCTATGACACTGGGATGCTGGGCACCTGGGCCGATAAACAAATACCCAATACCTATTCTCATTATTCCGATCATGTAATGGAGACTCTCTTGGTTAAAGTCTTACCGATCATGGCCCAGGAAACAGGGCTAGAATTAATCCCTACCTATTCCTACGCTAGACTATATAAAAACGGAGATATTTTAAGACGCCATAAAGATAGACCAAGTTGTGAAATATCTACTACCCTTAATTTAGGAGGTGAGCCCTGGCCTATATTTATAGATGGCACTGGGGCTGATACAGTCATAGATGAATTTAAACAAATACATAAACCGAACGCTCCTAAAGGCACTAAAGTCCTACTTGATGTTGGCGATATGCTAGTATATAGTGGATGTGAATTAGAGCATTGGAGAGAACCGTTTGAAGGTAATACTTGCGGACAAGTATTTCTTCACTATAACCATGTAAATGGTCCTTTTGCTGAAAAAAACAGGTTCGACAAAAGGCCGATGTTAGGACTTCCGCCGATAACGAAGTCATAATATTATGGAGTTATATGTTACAAAAATTAGGTTTTTTACCAGGATTCAACAAACAGGTTACAGAAACCGGGGCTGAAGGCCAGTGGTTTGATGGTGACAATGTTCGTTTTAGATACGGTACCCCCGAAAAAATAGGTGGTTGGACTCAACTAGGTGATGATAAATTAACTGGTGCAGCTAGAGCTATTCATCACTGGGACGATAACGCTGGTATTAAATACGCAGCTGTAGGAACCAATAGAATTTTATATGTTTATTCAGGTGGGGTTTTTTATGACATCCATCCAATTAGAACTACTTTAACCGGCGCAAAATTTTCAAGTACATCTTCATCAACAAGTGTTACAGTAACATGCACCGGATCTCATGGTCTAGCTGACAATGATATTGTTATGTTTGATAGTGTGACAGGAGTACCTGCTGGATCAACTTATAGTAATGCTACTTTTGAAGACCAAAAATTTATGGTGACTTCTGTCCCTACTACCACAACCTTTACAATTACAATGGCGACTCAGGAAACAGGAACGCCTTTAACTACAAGTGATGGAAATAGCACTTCTGTATTATGTTATTATACAGTAGGGCCTTCTCAACAATTAGGTGGTTATGGTTTTGGAACAGGATTATTTGGTGGTACAGCTTTAGGACCAGCAACTACAACACTAGCTTCTGGTATTAATGACGCTGTAACTGATATTCCTTTAACCAACTCTGCTGCTTTTCCTTCTACTGGAGAAATTAGAATTGGATCAGAAGATATAAGTTTTACAGCTAATAATACTTCTACAAATATTTTAAGTGGCGGTGCTAGAGAAGTTAATGGTACAACAAAAGCATCGCATAGTGGGGGAGATACGGTAACCAACATATCTGATTACGTTGCATGGGGTGAAGCATCTTCTGCTGACTTTACAATTGACCCTGGTCTATGGATACTAGATAACTATGGTACAAAATTAATCGCTCTTATTTATAATGGTAAATGTTTTGAATGGGATGCAGCGGCATCGGGAGCAGTCAATAATAGAGCTACTGTACTAGCTAATGCACCTACTGCGTCACGTCATGTATTGGTATCCACACCCGACAGACACTTAGTGTTTTTTGGAACAGAGACAACTATCGGTACAACGTCAACTCAAGATGATATGTACATTAGATTCTCTTCTCAAGAGAGTATTAATGAAACTGATTCTTATACAGTTAAAGCAAACAATACGGCAGGTACACAAAGACTTGCAGATGGGTCTATGATTATGGGAGCTATCAAAGGTAGGGATGCTATTTATGTATGGACAGATACAGCTTTGTTTCTAATGAAATTCGTTGGTCAACCTTTTACTTTCTCGTTTGAGCAGGTAGGAACTAACTGTGGGTTATTAGGAAAGAATGCTAATATTGAGGTTGATGGTACAGCTTACTGGATGTCTGAGAATGGTTTCTTTGCATATGATGGTCAGTTAAAATCTTTACCTTGTTTGGTAGAGGACCATGTTTACGATGACTTAAACTCAACTTCAAGAGACTTAGTTAATGCAGGATTAAATAATCTATTTGGGGAAATAAGTTGGTTTTATTGTACTGCTGCCTCTGATGCAGTCAACAGAGTAGTGACATATAACTATTTAGATTCAACAGTTAAAAGACCTATATGGACAACAGGCACTTTACCAAGAGCAGCGTGGCAAGATTCATCTGTTTTTGCTAAACCACATGCTACTTACTATAATCCTTCTGATGATGCCTCATTCGATGTTACTGGTAATACGGACGGAAGTACGATATACTATAAACAGGAAACAGGGACCGATCAAATTAATGCAGGCGGAGCAGTAACTGCTGTAATAGGTACCATTACTTCTGGTGATTTTGACATTACTCAAAAGTCAGCTAGAGGCGGTGGACAAATTGTAGGAATGCCCGACCTTAGAGGAGACGGAGAATTTATAATGAGAATAAGTAGGTTTATACCAGACTTTATTTCACAAACGGGAAACACTCAGGTTAGTTTTACGACTAGAAACTATCCAAATAGTTCTGGTACTACTACAAATTATTCAACTTCTAATACTACAACAAAAATTGATACCAGATTAAGAGCAAGATCAATTGCTTTAAAAATTGCAAACACTACTTCTTCTGAAGATTGGAAGTTAGGTACATTTAGATTAGATATACATCCAGGAGGAAGAAGATAATGGCTACTTTTTATACTGGGGCTGATAAATCAATTTATCAAGGGGGAGATCACTATGTTCCTATGGAAAAATTTAGATTAGGTCCTTACGAACAAAAGAATCTTTCTTATACACCAACATCACAACCACAATCTTATGGAATAACTAACACCAATGCTTTTACTAATAGCGGAGGTGGAGGTGGAAATATTTTTGGCTATGGTAGTCCTATTAAACCAGGAGATCCTTCTGTATTAACATCAGGTCCTTATGCAGGACAATCAGGTTATTATGGGTCTTTAAATTATGAAGGAGGTCTTCCAGGAGACATTGCTCAAAAAGGACCAGGTAGACATTTTGAATACGATGATTCAGGAGAAGTTTATAGAGATTATTCATTAACTCCTAAAAAAGAATTCCCAGGATGGGCAAGAGCGGTCGCAGGTTTTATTCCATTTGGAAATACCGCATTAAATTATATGGAAAATAAAATGAATCCAATGGGGCCAATAACGGCAGATAATGTAAACCAAGGCAGATATGCAATAGGTGGTCTGGATGCTCTTGACAAAAAAGCTTACAATGAATTGGCAGGGTCAGGTATGTTGTTTGAAGGCGGAACTGGACTTAAGACTTTAACAGGTAAAAATTTTGGAGCTAAAGGATACTTTGAAGGGCAAAAAGAAATGTATGATAACTTAACCGAACAAGGTTTTTCAATGAATGAAAATGGTGAAGTTGTTGATGATGAAGGAAATGTAATTGGTGGTATTGATAAAAAAGGAAATGTGTTTGGAAATTTTAAAGCTAAACAATATTTAGAAGCATCAAAAATGTTTGATTTTAAACAACAAAAAGATGAACAAGCTTCTATAGATCTACAAAAAGAAATAGATGCAGCAAATCTTCAGGCTGCAATGGATGCTCAACAAGCACAAGCCACAAGTGCTGCGGATCTACAAAACATAAAAAATATTCAAGAATATACGGGTCAAGGTTTATCCGATTATAGAATGTCGAGACCAGCATCTGAAAGACAATTCACAGGCCATGGTAAAAGTGGAATGGGCAGAGATCCGGACGATAAAATGGCAACTGGTGGAAGAGTAGGTTTAAGATATGGAGGGCTCCTAAGTATATTATAATGGCAAAGATCGTACAATCATTAACAAGAGCTGAAGAAGAATATAGCAGAGCTAATCTACAATCATTGGTCAGGGACCTTGATGGTGTGATTACAAAATTAAACTCTTCATTTCAAGATGAAGTTAAACAAGAGATAGAAGCTAAAAGTTTCTTTTTAGATTCATAATGGCAGTAGTAAACGAATATAAATTTTATGGTAAAACTGTAACAGCAGCTGAAAGTAATAACTTATTAGAGCCAGGAGATAACGAAACTATTATTGTTAAGTCTTTACATGTTACTAATAAATCAGGATCTAATACTCCTACAATAACTATTAAAAATAACGCCTTTGAAGTTATACATACTCAAACATTAGCCACTTCTGCTAGTGTAGAAATACTATCCAATCCAATGATAGTAGAAGGAG